ATGCCGATCGGAAACCTGACAAGTCAAATGTTCGCGAACATTTACTTGAACGAATTGGATCAGTTTTGTAAACACGTTCTTCATATCGAAAAATATATTCGGTTTGTAGACGACGTGATCGCACTTTTTGACAGTAAGGAAAAGGCGTTCGCGGCAAGGGATGAAATCGAAAGATTTCTGAATGAGGAATTGCACCTTGAATTAAATAACAAGACATCAATCCGGCCGGCTTATCTTCCGGTAACATTTGTCGGCGCCCTTATTACGCCGCTGACAATCCGTGTTCGAAAATCGACACGACAAAGAATGTATCGCCGGATCCGGTTCATTCAGAAAATGTTTGAAATGGGCCGGCTTACATGGGAGAAAGTCAACAACACCATGCAAAGTTATTTCGGTCTGATAAGCCACTTCACGGCCGGAAACCTTCTCCGAAAGATTATCGACGAATTTTCTTTCCGGGTTCCAGATAACAATTCATAGCCTGGCATTTTACCAGGTTATTTTTGTCTAATAATCAGGAAAGGGGGTTCACGGTATGGAAGCAGAATTTGAAAGAGAAGTTCTTGATCGACTTATCAAGATTGAAGGAAAACTTGACGGTTACAATAACGCAAAAGTCAAGACCTATGAGAACGAAAAAGAAATTCTTCGAATCAAAAGCGATCTTGAAGACGTCCAGAAGACCGTCGCAGATCTCACCGAATCGAATAAATGGCTTTTCCGAACTGTTGTGGCGGCTGTTATCGTCGCGGCCATCGGGCTTTTAACAACCATTGTTCGAACCGGCTTCGGATTATAACTGAAAACTATTTTTACACCAGAAGGGAGAAAACAACATGAATATTGAATTTATCATTGAAAACGCTTCAAAAATCATCCTGATTGTGGCCGCAATCTGTACATTGATTTCGGTTATCACAGAGTTTACAAAGGGGGTTGGCTTCCTGGATAAGATCCCGACAAAGTTCCAGGTTCTTATTCTGTCCCTTGTAATTTGCGTGATCGGCTTCTTTGCTTACTTGTCTTACGCGTCAATCGCGTTCGTGTGGTATTACCTGGTAGCCGTCATTTTCGCGGCGTTCATCGTGGCGATCGTGTGTTGTAAGGGCTGGGACTATTTATTTGAGATCTGGGCCAGATTTTACAGAAAGAAGGACTAATCAATGTCGGAAAAAGATTTTGTTATCAAAATCGCGCCGTATGCCATGAAAGACGCGGAAGCAAGCGGAATACTTGCTTCCGTAACAATGGCACAGGCAATTTTAGAAAGCGGTTACGGCTCTACTGACCTAGCCGTGAACGCAAACAACCTTTTCGGAATGAAGTGTTCTTTAAGTGGGAACACCTGGAAAAGCGTCTGGGACGGTACTTCGAAATACACGAAGACCACAAAAGAACAGAAGAAGAACGGCGAAGAATATTCCGTCGTTGCCGATTTCCGCGCATACCCGGACATTCAGGCTAGTATAAACGATCATTCGCTTTACTTGCTTGGCGCCATGAAAGGAGCCGCAAAGCGGTATGAAGGACTTTCGGGCGAAACAGATTACAGAAAGGCGATCCAGATCATCAAAAACGGCGGCTACGCCACTGACGTAACATACGTTGAAAAGATCTGTTCCATCATTGAACGATGGGAACTTCACAAGTACGATGTAAAGGAGAGTGAAGACAAAATGAGTATTGAAATCAAAGAAAATCTTTTAACAAACAGCCCTTGTTATAAGGACGGCCGCAGAATTACACCGGGCGGCGGTATGCTTCACAGTATCGGTTGTCCACAGCCAGATCCGAAGGTTATCGCGAATAATTTTTCCGTTTCAACGGGCGCGTGTGTCCATGCGGTCGTCGGAAAAGCCGCGGTCGTTTTACAGCTTTTACCGTGGAACTTCCGCGCCTGGCATTGCGGATCCGGTTCGAACGGAAGCGGAAACAATTCGCTTATCAGCATTGAAATGACAGAACCGGCGACTATTAAGTACACGGGCGGTTCTTCCTGGATTGAAACAGGCGACGGAAGCAACACGAAGGCCCATGTCCTGGCAACCTACGCGAACGCTGTCCAGTTCTTCGCGTACATCTGCAAGAAATACGGCTTCAATCCTGAAAACAGCAATGTTTTAATGAGCCACCGCGAAGGCCACGCGAAGGGAATCGCTTCGAATCACGGCGATCCCGAACATATCTGGAACAAATACGGTCTGACAATGAATCAGTTCCGAAAGGATGTCAAAAAGGCAATGTCCGGCCAGACCGTCACAACCGTTCCTTCCGCGCCGGTAGATAACACCAGCGACGACAAGAGCAACCAGAAGATTAACGCCCTGAACGGAACTGTTACGGTTATCTACAAGGGCGAAGACGGCCTGAATATCCGAAAGGCGCCTAGCTACACGGCCGCCGTCGATCAGATTGTACACGAAGGCGTGTTTACCGTCGTCGGAATCTCCGCCGATGAAAAATGGTATAAGCTGAAAAGCGGCCTGTTCATTACCACGATCCCGGATTATGTTTCCTTCAAGGCTACCCAGGAACAGAAGGAAAGCACCGCCGGAACCGGATATTTCCGCGTTCGTAAGTCCTGGGACAAGGCCAACACCCAGATCGGCGCCTTCAAGCAGAAGGAAAACGCAATCGAACTTTGTAAACAGAATAGCGGTTACAAAGTCTTCGACAATTCAGGAAAAGAAATTTATCCTTGCGTTACCGCCGCGAATGAATCCTTCGTGTTCCGCGTGAAGATTCCTGATTTGCGGATCAGAAAAGGCCCTGGCACAACTTACGACTACCACAAGAAGAACGGCCAGGCGGTACACACTGGCGTTGGATCCTTTACTATCGTGAAGACGAAGGAAGGCCCAGGCGCGAAGTTGTGGGGCCTGTTGAAGTCCTACGCGACGAACGAAGACGGCTGGATCGCTCTTGACGATGAATTCGGTTCACGGGTGTAATACACTTTAGAATTTTGAATTTATAACAAATATTTACAACTTACACTTTACAGTTTATAAAATGTATGATACAATGGGCGCAAGGGAAGGGGGTATAAGGGGGAAACAAAATCCCCGACCAATTCCAAGGCAGAACAGGCGGCGCGGAAATGCCCGTCTGAACGCGCCAGCCGCCCAGATTTGCGTTTTAATGCAGTAAGTGGACAAATACACAATAAGCCCCGGAAAATCCATTTCCGGGGCTTTTATGCGTTCGTGGGATATATTCTGATATTCTCTGACAAACTCTGATTTATTCTGATTTACTCTGATTTTCAATTTCCTTCTTTGTAGCTTCGAAGTCAACATAAACTTCACCGTCAATCACGATTTTCGCGATCCTCAAAAATCCGTCGCTATCATAAACAGGAAGATCCACGTCATGGCCGAAATCACGCATTACTTGCGCCCAGGAAATCGCGCACCCATAATTTACGCGGTTTCTTTCAAGATCCTTCTGTTCTTCATAGTTGTTCACGTTATTACAATCTGTAAATAGTCTAACCTTCACATTATCAAAATATGTATCTTTCATGTTATCACCTTTCCGGCGGCCGCCGTGGCCGCCCATGTTTATTTATTCTGTTCTTTCTTTTTCAGGACGGCGTCGTCCACAATTTCAATGAATTGCGATTCTGGGATTCCGGTCGCTTCTGTAAATACGTCGATATACCGACAATATTCAGCGTGCCAGTGTTCGAAGTCTTCCTTACTACCAGACAGGAACGCTTCTTCCATCTTCTCATACGCGCCCACCGTCTTTCCGACGGCGGCGTCAAATGCTTCTTTCCATTCCATGATTCTTCCTTTCCGGGCGACCATGCCGGCCGCCCTGTTCCTATTATGCCGATATTTCAGAAGCTACTTGTCTATAATGTTTCTGAATTGCGGTCGATGTCTTCACAGTCTGGCTTTCTTCGCCATAGTCCCAGGCTTCGCGCTGGATCTGATCGGTGAGATCTTCGGCCATCTGGTTAAAGTAGGCGGCAACTTCTGAACGGTCGATTTCGGTTCTGATTTCGATTGTCGCGTGTTCTTTATTCCAGGTTCGCGCTTCGGCGGCCTTGAATCGGTCGCTGATGAAAATTCCGATCGGCCAGAAACAAATGTTGTGCTTCGCCTGGCTGATTTTGCCACGCTTTGAAATCTTGCGAAGGCTATGATCGGAGCCGCACCAGTCAGGATCCCCGGCGGAGTGTTCCACGAAGTAAAACCCGTTGTCGTTCTTAAAGAAGGCGTCCTTGATTTCCACAACCATTCCTGTTTTGATTTCCATTCCGTTTTTATCTAACATTTTGATTACCTCTTTTCTTTATCTTATGTTTACATTATACACTATAAAGTGTAATATGTCAAGAATAAATGTAAAGAAAATGATTAAAAACAGAAAGAAATATTTTCTATAATACACGAAAAAGTGTAAAATAAAAGGGCCTTCCGGCCCTCTATAATTCGGCGACATACTCCATACCGTCGAAACTGACGAAGCCGCCGGCGTCCAGGATGGATTGAAGCGCCTTCTTTCCGCCACACGGAATATAAGGAACCAGGATCCCGAACTGGTCGCGGTCGTGACTGAAAGCGATCCAACCCTTACCGGCTTCATAGAGCGCCCAACCGGTAACGACTCTAGCAATCTTGTTTGTTCCGAATTTTGTATTTTTAAGTCTTCTGATTTCCATATCTACCACCATTTTAACCTTTCTGCTGGATGTTTATTTCCTTTGCTTTATGATAATATAATACACTATATAGTGTAAAATGTCAAGTATAAATGTAAAGAAAAAGATTAAAAGATAAAGAAATATTTTCAACTTGACATTCTAAAGTGTATAAAGTAAAATAACATACACAACAGAAAGGGGTTGATCGAATGGATATGAACACGGCGGAAAAGATCCGCTTCCTGGCCGGCCGGCGAAATATGACAATGGGCGACCTGGCAGAAGGAACAAACCAGACGCGACAGAATTTTTCCAACAAAATGACGCGGTGCAATTTTAAAGAATCCGAACTTGCGGAGATCGCCGGCGTCCTGGGTTGTGAATTGAAAATTGTATTTGTAGACAAACAAACAGGCGATGAAATTTAACGAAAAAGTAAGACATGAAAGGAAAAGTTTATGTATAATAAAATAGATTTGCGCGAAGTTCCGGCTGAAAGGCTGAAAGAAATTAGTCTGGATCTGGTAAACATCGACGCCCAGGCGCCAGAATTCGAACCGAACAGACAGTTCTATTTCATGGCAAAAGCCAGGGACTACGTGAAGCGGAAGTCCGCCGAATTAGGACGTCCCATGACCTTTTTTACTCAAACATTCGGGTGTCAGATGAATGCAAGGGATTCAGAAAAACTTGTCGGTGTGCTCGAACAGATTGGATATGTGGAGGAACCTGATGAAGACAAAGCGGATTTTGTCATTTACAATACATGTACAGTACGTGAAAATGCAAATATGCGTGTTTACGGACGTCTTGGTCAGCTGAAACATGTCAAAAAATCCAATCCACACATGATGATCGGACTTTGCGGATGCATGATGCAAGAACCGGAAGTTGTAGAAAAATTAAAGAAAAGTTATCGCTTTGTAGATTTGATTTTCGGAACACATAATATTTATAAATTTGCAGAACTTATTGCCACTCGTTTCGAGTCAGAGAGAATGGTCATTGATATCTGGAAAGACACAGATAAGATCGTAGAAGATCTTCCAAGTGAGCGCAAGTTTTCGTTCAAATCCGGAGTCAATATCATGTTTGGATGTAATAATTTCTGCAGCTATTGTATCGTTCCATATGTCCGCGGACGTGAGCGGAGCCGAAATCCAAAAGATATTATCCGGGAGATTGAAACACTTGTTGCCGACGGTGTTGTGGAAGTGATGCTGCTTGGACAGAATGTCAATTCTTATGGGAAAAATTTGGATGAGCCGATGACTTTTGCAGAGCTTTTACAGGAAATTGAAAAAATTGAAGGGTTGGAACGAATTCGTTTCATGACCTCCCATCCAAAAGATTTATCCGATGAATTGATTGAGGTGATGCGTCACTCTAAGAAGATCTGTAAACATCTGCACCTTCCGGTTCAGTCAGGAAGTACTGAGATTCTGAAAAAGATGAATCGGCATTATACAAAAGAGCAGTATTTGGAGTTGGTACGCAAAATTAAAGAAGCAGTGCCGGATATTTCGCTGACAACTGATATCATTGTCGGATTCCCAGGCGAGACAGAGGAAGATTTTCTGGAGACAATGGATGTCGTGAAAAAGGTTCGCTATGACAGTGCATTTACATTCATCTACTCTAAACGGACCGGAACACCTGCTGCTATTATGGAGAATCAGATATCTGACGATGTTGTGAAAAATCGTTTTGACCGTCTGTTAAAAGAAGTTCAGGAGATTTCCGCAGAGGTGTGCAGTGTACACGCAGGAACTACACAGCCTGTTTTGGTAGAATCCATGAACGATCATGACGACTCACTTGTGACAGGTCGTCTGAGCAATAACATCTTGGTTCATTTTAAGGGAGATGAAAGTCTTATCGGGAAAATTGTTGATGTGAACCTGAAGGAATGTAAAGGATTTTATTATCTTGGAGAAATGAAATAACTTCCAACTATAATTTTTGAAAAAGCGTCCAAACTATGTAATATGGAAATTACATGGGAAGGACGTTTTTTAATGAAAAAACTCAGTGAATATTTATTTTTATGGACGCTTGGAGGGACCCTTTACTACACGTTTGAGATGATTTTTCGCGGTTTTTCGCATTGGTCTATGTTTTTGCTTGGAGGATTTTGTCTGTTGTTTTTTGGAGTACAGGGGATGGCAGTAAAATGGAGTGATCCACTTTGGATGCAGGTACTTCGGTGCACGATATTCGTGACTGCCGGAGAGTTTATCACAGGAATAATCGTCAATAAATGGTTGGGCTGGGCTGTCTGGGATTACAGTGATCAGCCATTTCAGCTGTTCGGTCAAATCTGTCTTCCGTTTACAATTATTTTCTCCGGGCTGTGCGCACTTGGGATTTTTTTGAGCGGTTATCTGCTGTATTGGATTTATGGAGAGGAGAAACCGAAATATCATGTGCTCTAGAAAAGCATTGAAACGAATTGTTTTGGAATTGAGATAAGGTTTTTGGTACAGCAGTAATGATTGTATGTAGGAGACTGCTTTTTTCATTGAAAAGATTGCTAAAGTTTGTTATCATTGTTGATGTAATTTAAATAGGAAGATTTACTAATAGAAAAACAATGTTAAGGGGAAAATATGAGTAGTAGTACATTAACTCCAATGATGCAGCAATATATGGAGACAAAAGAACAGTACAAAGACTGCATCTTATTTTATAGATTAGGTGATTTTTATGAAATGTTCTTTGATGATGCGCTTACCGTCACCAAAGAACTGGACATTACATTAACCGGAAAAAACTGTGGACTTGAGGAACGGGCACCGATGTGCGGCGTTCCTTATCATGCTGTAGAGGGATATCTCACAAGATTAGTACAAAAGGGATATAAAGTTGCAATCTGTGAGCAGGTGGAAGATCCAAAGCTTGCAAAAGGTATCGTAAAGCGTGAAGTGGTTCGTATTGTGACTCCTGGGACGAATATTAACACACAGGCGTTGGATGAGACAAAAAATAATTATATTATGTGTATTGTTTACATTGCCGACCGCTATGGACTTTCGGTAGCAGATGTCTCCACCGGAGATTATTTTGTGACAGAACTCGACAGCGGGAGAAAGCTTTTAGATGAGATTGCAAAGTTTTCTCCATCTGAAATCATCTGTAATGAATCACTTTATATGAGCGGACTAGATCTTGAGGATCTGAAAAATCGGCTTGGAATCACGATTTATTCATTAGATGCATGGTATTTTGATGATGGGATGTGTACAAAAGTATTAAAAGACCACTTTAAAGTATCTTCGTTGGAAGGACTTGGACTGACAGATTATAACTGTGGTTTGATCGCTGCCGGTGCACTGCTTCAATATCTGTATGAGACGCAGAAGACTTCACTTGCACATCTGACAGGCATCATCAGCTACACAACCGGAAAATACATGCTCCTTGACAGCTCCTCCAGACGAAATCTGGAGCTGTGTGAGACTTTGCGCGAAAAGCAAAAAAGAGGATCTTTGTTATGGGTGCTTGATAAGACGAAGACTGCAATGGGAGCCAGAACACTTAGAAGTTTTGTGGAGCAACCACTTATTCATAGAGAAGAGGTCATAAAGCGACTAGATGCAGTAGGTGAGCTAAAAGATGATGCGATTTCCAGAGAAGAGATCCGGGAATATTTAACACCGGTATATGACCTGGAACGTCTGATCAGCAAGATCAGTTACCAGTCAGCAAATCCAAGAGATTTGATTGCATTTAAAAGTTCTTTGGAGATGCTTCCGCATATCAAATATATTTTGGGAGATATGAAGACTCCACTTTTGCAAGAATTATATGAAGAGCTGGATACACTTGAAGAGTTGTGCCAGTTAATTCAGCATGCAATCTGCGAGGAACCGCCGCTTGCAATGAAAGAGGGCGGTATTATCAAAGAAGGCTATCACCCGGATGTAGATAAGCTTCGCAATGCAAAGACGGAAGGAAAGACCTGGCTTGCTGAGCTGGAAGCAGAAGAGCGGGAAAAGACAGGCATCAAAAATTTAAAAATCAAGTACAATAAAGTATTTGGCTATTATTTAGAGGTGACGAATTCCTACAAGGAACTTGTCCCGGATTACTATACAAGAAAACAGACACTCGCCAATGCAGAGCGTTATATCATTCCGAGATTGAAAGAATTGGAAGATACTATTTTAGGCGCAGAAGATAAGCTGTATGCGTTGGAATATGAACTGTATTGCAATGTTCGAGACACGATTGCAGATGAGGTCGTTCGAATTCAAAAGACAGCGAAGGCAATCGCGCAGATCGATGTGTTTGCATCATTGGCACTCGTCGCAGAACGCAACAACTATGTGCGTCCGAAGATTAACGAAAAGGGCGTCATCGACATAAAAAACGGACGTCATCCGGTTGTGGAGAAGATGATTCCAAATGATATGTTTATTGCAAACGACACCTATCTGGATGATAAAAAGAATCGTGTGTCCATTATTACAGGACCGAATATGGCAGGAAAGTCCACTTATATGCGTCAGACAGCGCTGATTGTTCTCATGGCACAGATCGGTTCTTTCGTGCCTGCGGAGACAGCGAATATCGGAATTGTAGATCGTATTTTTACCCGTGTGGGAGCATCTGATGATCTTGCATCCGGACAGAGTACATTTATGGTGGAGATGACAGAGGTTGCAAATATTTTGCGAAATGCCACAAGCAAAAGTCTCTTAATCTTAGATGAAATCGGACGTGGGACAAGTACTTTTGACGGTCTTAGTATTGCCTGGGCAGTTGTGGAACATATCAGTAACGGTAAACTGTTGGGGGCAAAGACACTTTTTGCAACACATTATCACGAACTGACAGAACTGGAAGGAAAGATTGACAGTGTGAATAACTATTGTATCGCCGTCAAAGAAAAAGGAGACGATATTGTTTTCCTGCGAAAAATTGTGAAAGGCGGAGCAGACAAAAGCTATGGAATTCAAGTTGCAAAGCTTGCCGGCGTGCCGGAATCTGTTATTGCACGGGCAAAAGAAATTGTAAGTGAACTAAGTGAGGCTGATATCACAACAAGAGTACGTGACATTTCCGTGCAGTCTGCGGATACGAAAAAGAAAATGAAAAAATACGATGAGGTGGATCTGGCACAGATGTCGCTGTTTGACACGGTAAAGGATGATGATGTCTTAAAAGAACTGGAAGAGCTTGATGTTGCACATCTGACTCCGATGGATGCACTGAATACGATTCATCGTCTGCAGAACAAGCTGAAGAACAGATGGTAA